TTTTATGATAGGGCGGATATTTCACCGCCCACCTTTCTTTGTTTAAAATAACTATTTACCAGTACTACCAATGCCACCAGTACCGCGCGCCGTTTCAGATAATTCATCAACTTCTAACAAATTCAATGCACCAACCGGTACAAGGATACCTTGCAACAATCTATCACCCTTTTGAATTAGAAACGCATCATCGCTGGTATTTTTAAATATCCCTTTAATTTCCCCGCGGTAATCTGCATCAATGACACCAAATGAATTTGGAATGACTAGCGGAGTTTTACTCATGCTAGATCGTGGCGCCAACATTAGCATAAAACCTTTTGGAATTTCCATTGCTAGACCTAACGTTACATATTGCGTTTGATGCGGTTCTATTACTACACCTTCTGGTTGATAAAAGTCCATGCCGGCTGCATCTTCGCTGCCAACTTTCGGAATTAATACACCTGGTAAACACCGTTTAACTTTAATGATATCCGCATTATATCGCTTATTACCAAATAAGAACCGTTTGATTTTATTGATTATATCCATTTTAATTCCCCTTATTTCAATAACGCTTCTAGTACGGCGTTTCGCCTATCCATAATACGAACTTCCGCCCGCGGGTTTTCTTTATCTATACCCGCTATGCAGCTTTCACCATAAGAACATATCCATTTATCATCATCAATCACACCGGCTTTTGTCAGGATATCACTCGTTGCCTGTAGTAACCCGATTAAGTCCGGCCAACTTCTTTTATTTGGCAAGTAATATTTACACTCAACAACTACAATGCCAGATATATGCAACTTCTTCCCAGCTAACTGCCATAAACAGCCTTCTTCATAGTTCATATAGGCTTCTGACGGAATATATCCAAATTTACTGCCATTTTTAACTATTCGCCCGTGGTTCTTCTTCGTTATTGGGCGACCTTTGAATACTATATCAATCACGCCCATTTTCTGCTAACCTCGCATCATTTTCTTCATAACTCCATAACATAGCCTTTCCGGAATAACTCCACGATGTACCACCACAAGGAAAACAACATATAAAGCCTTTTTCGCCTACACCAGCAAAATATAATTTCTGTTCACCGAATACCGTTTTAACAATTATTTTTGTATCAACTGGAACCTTATCCCATTCCACAAACCCCAATAGCGATGCAAATGCTTGTTTCATCGCTTCCGCCTTTCAAGATTTAAACCAGCAGCCAATAAGCGATTTCTAACAAATGTACCAGATACACTATATACGCTTGCAATTTGCCTTATGCTTAACCCGTCATTACGCAATTTAATTAATGCACTTGTTTCAATATCTGGGTATGCCGGTTTTCGTTTTATTTCTTTCCTTAACCCCAGCATGGATAATGCTGCATCTGCTGTTTTTCTGCTATATATGCAAGTACCCAACGCAAGCCAGTTTTCTATATATACCGCACTCATTTGTCCGCCACTTCCTTAATTTCAATTAAACACGCAATAGGTGATACAAAAACTTTTGTATTTGTTTCTGCATCTTCAAATCCAATAAGTTTTTTATGACCCAAATTAACATTTGTTATAACTTCTAAAAAATTATAGAATTCGTTTTTCCCCGTGCCTAACTTAAATGAATTAGTGTTATAAAATCTAGTTTCTCCACCTTGAAATACTTTTATATGTAACATGTTTACCTCTCTTTTCTATTCTGCAAATTCCATTAAGCTTGTTTGTACTTTTACATCGCTTAACATTTCTTCTTTTGCTTTGGCATACATTTTTCTGTCAATTTCAAAGCCGTATGCACTTCTTCCTAACTCCATTGCGGCCCTCAACGTGCTACCGCTACCAGCTACAGGGTCAATCACCACATCGCCCTCATCTGTGAATATTTCTATTAAGCGTTTCAATACACTTACAGGCTTTTGTGTTGGGTGGATATTAGGAACGATATTCTTGTTATCACGTTTCCATTCAAAGTGATCAAATATCATTTTTTTGTTGTTATTGAATTTAGGCAACTTTTCACGATACAAAATTAATGCATATTCAGTAGCACCAACTATCCGCATATTGGCTTTTAATACCTGTGCAGAATAATTTTTATTAAATGTGATAGGAATATAATTCTTAAACCCATGTTTTTTTGCATACTCAATCACCATTGGCATTTGTTGAAACGAACAGAACACAATCATGCATGGTGCTTTACCTCGTTCTTTAGGTTCTTTTTTCAATAACCGATTGCAAAAGTGAAAATATTCTGCAATGTTGAAATTGTAATCAGAATTGAAAAACGCTTTACCAGCTTTTTTACTTTCGCCGTTTTTGTTATCACCATCTACATACCACATAGGATTACTTGCATATGCATTATTCCCTAGATTGTATGGAATATCTGCTATTACCAACTGTGCCTTTGGTATTCCATATCGTTTAAAGTTTTGGAAATTATCATTAAATAGTTCTACTTTCATCTACTCACCATCTATCATTTACTATGCCCCATATGTTCGTTTCACCGCTCATTGATTGTGCATCATATTCCAACAACCACTTTAAACAATGCCGACCATGCTTCAAGCCGTCTGGCTTATTTCTAGGCCCAGGACTTGCATAAGTTACAGACTCAACCCATTCGCAATGTGCTTCGTACATATACCACGGATACATTAGGCAATACGCTTTTATATATTGTTGTTTACGTTTTGTTTGTACTGTTTTCATAGTGCTCCTTTTTTAATCATTTCCATTAACGCGCCGGTGATCAACGCTAAAACAAACGTTGATACAAATAAGCCCAATACCGTATTACCAGCAATGCCAAATAAACCTAATAACCATAACACCATTGAAACAATGAACGCTAAGCCTAAAGCCTTTACTAACATCGCAAGCACTACATACACCAACAATGCAACATTTTTCATGCTTTTATCTCCTTATTTTCAAAAGGGTTTATCGTTTCACACACCACAAAAGAAGTATTGTTGTATCCGTGGCGGTTTTCCCATTTACGAAATACATCGGTTAATTCCGCTTGTAATTCGTCTATATGTTCTTGTTTTACACTTAAAAGGTAATCTTCCGACCATTCCTCAATTTCATCGTCTAAATCACCACATACAATCTCTTCAATAACTCGTTCAGCATTAACAGTAGGAACATAATAATATGGATTTCCAACCCTAATTTTTGGTACTTCGTAGGCTGGATAACTATCAGCAAAATCTTTTACGGCATCTTCAATGCTTTTTAATGGATACCCTACACATCCATCGATTACCCAGCACCATTCATTCTCGTTTTTTACTAACATAGCTATTCCTCTTCTATTTCTTCAACTTCTACGCTATCAAACCATTCATTCATATCACGGCCGTCTACATCTTCTGTAAGTGCAATTACATTAGCTTGTTCTTCGGCCTCTTCTAAGCTTTCACACTCTACAATTTTTTCAAAACCAATTGTTACATATCCTGAAATTTTAAATTGTTTCATCTTTCTCCTCTCTTAGAACGGGATATTTTTATCGTTCCCATTATCATCTGCAAAACTATCAAAATTGCTTTCTGTTGCCGCATCATTTAAAGCGGATACCCCAACGAAACCAGCGATTACTTCCGTTACATATTTCTTTTGGCCGTCCTGTGTTTCGTAACTTCTTGTTTGAATTCGACCTTCAACAAATAGGCGGTTTCCTTTTCTGTAGGTTCCTACCGCTTCGCCCAGCTTGCCCCAGGCAACGCAATTAACGAACGCCGTTTGTTCTTTTGTTTCGTTTGTAGCACTATCAACATATGTATTGCTGGCTGCAATTGTGAAGGTGGCAACCGCTCGACCAGATTGCGTATAACGTACTTCCGGATCACGTGCAAGATTTCCCAATAATTGAACACTATTCATAATATATTTTCCTTTCTATTTTCTAATTCTACTGGGGAAATTCGCTCATTTTACCCCTTCTACTATTTCGTCCTTATGATTTATCGTTGATAGCTTAAAACTTCCATACAACGCATTTAAACGATTTTTTCCATTTTAAATAATTCATCTAGCGTTAAATTCGTTTGTAATTCATTATTGATTACTTCTTGAATTGTCAACATTTCTGTTAATCTGAAATCAACTTCGTAGTGTTCCTTTCTTTTGTACGTTTCTTTTCCTATGCCAATATAAGCAGCCATATCCGATTGAGTGTATCCCAGTAATTCCCTATACTCGATTAATTTCGGAAATACATTGTATTTCTTATTCATTTCAGCACCCCCAGAATTAACGCTTTCCCCTCTTCCGAAATATTCGCTTTTTCAACAGCACTTTTAAGGTCTATAGGCTCGTACTTTTTAGCCTCAATCAAATGGCCGTTATCCAGCATCTTAACTTCTGTTTGTTTCGGCATATTAAGTTCTGCGCGCTTCCGTGCTTCCATTAAAAGGCCGTTATTCTTGATGCTTTCCGCAATTTCCATGTTCTTTTGTTCGCGTGCTGCCAGTTGTTCATATGCTTTACAAAACTGGCTCATCGCTGCGCTTTCGTTGTAGCTTTGGCAATTTCTTGGGTCAAAGAAATGCCATACACTTTTAGCCGCTAACCTTGTAATGCCTTCCAATTCATCAAGGCCTTTTTCATAACCTACGCTACTGGCTTTCTTTCTGACTACTCCCCATGCATCTTGCGCTATCAATCGCTCTTCCTTTCCGTTTACATATCCGGAAATTTCCGCTGCCTTCTTGCGAATAGTGGCAACAGTTGGAACGAATTCACATGTATTAATGCATTGCTTGATTGCTTCCGCCAGCGTAACCGGGTTTATATCTGCCAGCATATAGGCGTACATTTTAACTTTCGAACTATCGAACTTGTCATATATCAATAGTTGGCCCGTAGCTTTCAACGTTTCCGGTTTCATCTGCTCCCCTTTCTGCCGCATCAATTAGCGCGTTTAATTCCGCAATATTTCTTTCTGTATCAGTCATTGCAGCCGTTTCATTACTGTTTAAGTACGTATCAAAATGGCTTGGCGCAAATAGAGTTTTCGGCGTTAAGTACTTTTCTAGTTTTGTACCTTGCCATTCACGGCATTTTTTATCAATCACGGTTTTAAAATCGTTTACCGTGTATCCCTCTTTCAATCGTGATCTAATCGCCTGTACATATGGTTTAGTTGTAGGCTTGAATTTTGAACCGGTTTTTAAATTAAGATATTCGATAATTTCAAAGTGAGATTTATCCACATCGTCATGTGCAACATGACATAATATATCTATACTATCCTTACCTTTCCTATCCTTACCTTTCCTATCCTTACCTATGGATACAGTTTGTATACATTTTGTATCCATTGTGGATACATCGCTTTTTAACGTGTACGTTTTATCCTTCTGAATGTTGAGTAAATCACGTTCTGGCAAGGTGCTTGGCTTGTACCTATCATTCTGAATGTAGTTATGAATTTTCCAATCTTTAATAACTACAACGCCACTTTCAAACGGTATAACAAACTGTTTTGCAGTAAGTACTTTCATATCATCATCTTTAGCGCCAATCATTCGCATAATTGACTTTGGGGCGTTAATAAAGCCGTCATCGTCCGCATCAAGCAGCATATGAAAGTATAGGTTTTGTGTTGTAGATGGCATGTCAAGGAATGTATCTGACTTGATGATAGATTTTGACATCATTCTTCGTTCTGCCATGTAACCCCCTTGTTTCGTTCTTTTAATATTTCCCTAATTTGTTTAGCATCTACGCCATGCGCTTTTGTATGGCAATCGCGGCATAAGCAAGCCAGATTGCTAAGATTTGATAAACCGCCATGTGATCTAAACTCTATGTGATGTACTTCGGTTGCCATTGCGCCACATAGTACACATTGCCCGTTATCTCGCTCATACGCCCATTTTCTGGTACGGGCGTATAGAACGTTATCAAGCTTCTTCCTTCTGTTCATTTCCCCAATCCTGTATTAACGAATTAATGTAATCGTTGGTTTCAATCGGTATATTTAGCTGGTTGCACTCATCGATAAGTGCATCAATCAAGCGCCGCATTTCGTCTACCGTGTAAACGCTGCTTCCGTGATATGCGCGGATAATTGTATATCCTTCCGTTTTAGCTGGGCCGGCATCTTCTGCATGCCACCCCAACCCGTGGCCTTGCCAAATTTCAATAAAACGGTCTGTAGCATCGTTTTTAATTGGTAGATAGGTAAATGTGCCAGCTTCTTGAATAACGCGCTTGTACACGTCATTTTTTGAAATGTAGGCGTTTTTTGAAAGTTCATGTGCTATCTTTTCACATAACACCCACGCGTACGCGTTGGCGTTTAATGAACGGCGTTTTACTTTCTTTTTGATTTCAACAATATATTCAATGTTAGGGTCTAACTTGCTTAACATTTCATCTATAGGGGCCGGAATTAATACGTTCCAGCCTATAGACTTAATTAAGTTAATACCCTTTGTTACCCATTTCATTAAATGCGGTCTCCGGCATCTTCGTGTTCAAGTTCTTGGTCTGCATTATCGTATAATGTAAAGCCTTTTTTCTCTTTATCTTGGCCGTAGTTTTTTATCCACTTTAACGCCGCCACCATTTCAAATTCATCTAGCATGCAAACACGTGGCTTTTTGAATTCGGTTGCTACATACTTTGTAATTTCTACAGGTGGTACATTTTTTTCTTTTTGTATTTTTAGAAATTCATCGTATCCGGCAACGTGCTTTTCTTTTGTTGGTTGCGGTTTCGGTTGCTGCTGCTTAGTGCCTTGTGAATTATCCATAAAGTCGGCATCTTTTGTATCATCAATACAGAATAGGCCGTTTAATGCATATTTTCTGGCATAAGACGATGCGGATCCGGTAATTTGACTTTCGTCCATACCTTTTTTATCTTTACTTTCACGCGCAAATGCAGTAGTCGCTATTTCATCTTTACCGTCCGTTACTTTTGCCGTTGCCTTGATGTAAAATCTATCGCCAATCATAACGATTTCATCACTTAATAGCGGTACAATTTCATGTTTAGCGCATAGCGGTTTAACCGCTTCTAGGATATCTTCGCAATTCCGGTAATTGTAACCACCGAATTTATTAAACTGGCTTTTAGGTGCCTTCAATTCTGCTTGTATTTCGATTAAGTTTTGTTGTAATGTTTTTGCTGCCATGCGATCACCTACTTAATATAGAAATTTTGGTTTACTTTAATTTCTGCACCTTCCACCACTTCGCCGGATTTAATGGCCTTTTTAATGGCTGTTTTGTCGGCTTTGATTTCAACTTTTGTAAAGTCTGCCGGGATTACATCTAAATTTGTAATTTCAACACTTTCGCTTTTACGGTACCCACATTTAAAAGTGCCTACGGTTAATGCATCAATTCCCTTTTGTTTCATTGCGTATTCAACGTTATTTTTCAAACGTTCAACCGCATTTTCCTTCGCCTTTTTGATTTTTGTTAGGCGGTCAATTTCAGTTTTTAGGCCTTGAATATCGCTTTCTACATTCACCATGTACATCGCGGTATTCTCTATCTTTTCTTCGATTGATAAATCAAGCATTTCAAGCGTGTTTTGAATTGCTTCGATTTCTTCCGGTGTTTCCGCTGCTTCAAGCATTGCAGATAGTTCTGCGTAATCTTTGTTTAATTCGTAAATACTAGCCATATTTATTCATTACCTTTCAACAAATCAATAATTTCTTTTACGTCAAAATTTGTAACGGTTGAGTCCATTAACGAACGATGTTCGCCCATATTTACATAAATTATTTTGTCTTTAAATATTACGTACACATCATAAACAAAAACTACTTTGCTATCTTCCGTGCAATCTTTTCTAATACTAAGGTTTAAAGAAACGTCTTTATCCGTTATTTTTTCACATAACTCTGTATACATTGCAGTAACTTCTGCAATTTGTTCTTTATTTAATTTCCAGTCCATTTTTCACCTTGCCACCTCAACTACATCGTTGTATGATGTGGTTAAGATGCTTTTTCAAATCTGCATCCTTAACGCCCAATGGTAGTTGCCGCTACTGTTGGGCATTTCTTTTGATTTCATCAATGTATATTCCGCCGCATAATAACAATATCCCAATAGTGATTTGCAAGCATGCTTCGTACATTGTGATGCGGTCTAGTTCTAAACTTCCAGGCGTACCAGCTAGGAATACCGCACCGATAATTTTAATAATAGTGAGTAATCGCATTACATTTCTCCCGTGATCATCAGCATTTGGCTGGTGATTTTTTTTATTTCACTCTTTAACTTATGATTTTCTTGTCTTAGGCTTTCCACCTCGCTTTGTAGTTTCCTATAACCGATTGCGTTATATTCATCTTCAACACCAGCTAATGCCTCAACCTCTCTTTTGTTGAATTTCACCCCACTTATATTTGGCAGTGGTGTTAGCTTTCCATCGTTTCTTAGGTTGTAAACTGATGTTGTCGAGATTTGTAACAGTTTGGCTACTTGCTCTACTGTGTATACAAGGCTCTCCATTTTATTCACCCCCACCTATTCCATTAAGTCCGATAACCCACAATTAAAGAAATGCGCAACCTTTACAAGGTTACTAAGGCTTGGCGATTGTTCGCCGCTTTTCCACCTTGAAATAACACTTTCGCTTATTCCTGTTTCTTTTGATAGCTTATAGGCAGTTATGCCATGGCTATTCATTAATCTAAAAATATTTCTTGTTACCTTTTTAATCATTTACACCACCTTTTCTAAATGTTATACTTGCGATATAGCAAGTGATGATTTTCGACACCACACTTGCTATATCAAAACTTTAGGACACTTACGATTTCATAAGTACCTTATGGCTATATTGTACTTCCGTTTTAGTAAGTAGTCTAGTAAACATTTTTTAAAAATGTTAAACTATGTATTTATATTCAGCGAGGTACATCATGCTATACAACAAAATCGAGGAGTTAATGCGAAAAGCTGGCGTATCAGCATATCAAATTTCAAAGGATACCAACATTCCGCAAAGTGCATTTTCACGTTGGAGAAAAGGAGAAAGCAACCCTAGTTTAAAGAATATTAAAATATTATCGGAGTATTTCGGTGTACCAGTAAGTTATTTTACTGACGGCGTAGAGGGAACGCCAGTTATTAAAGTAAAAGAGAGAAAAATTGATTTAAAGAAAATTACAGATAATACATTGATTTGTTATTATGGCAATCGCGAACTAACAGAAAAACAAAAATTGAAATTACAAAAAGTGTTAAAAGCAGTATTAGACGATTAATATATTCAAGGGGATTTGTTAGCATGTTAAATATGGTTTTAGATTTGATTAAGTCGCACGGCTCAAATGAACCGCGCAACATTGCAAGCAAGTTAAATATTAAGGTTTATTACAAACCTATGCCCGCATGCGTTAGTGGCGTGCTAGTTAAACCAGAATTAAAAAAGGCTATCATCATTAATAGCCGTTTAAGTAGACGTCAACAACGCATGGCGCTGGCGCATGAATTGGGGCATGTGCTACTTCATAGTGAATACAATCTATTTGACAAACTAGATTGCAATTTACGAAAAAAATTAGACGATGATGCGGATACATTTGCACAAATATTACTAAATAGAGGGAATTATGAAACAAAAAAACGCAATTAACATAGCATTTTGCCAAAGTATAGCGTATTTAATTATTGGTTTATTCTTGGGGTATATGCCATGGTCTGAACACCGCTATATATTAATGCTTATACTATTAGCGCTAGTTATAGGCGCTCATTACATCGCTAAATACATGTTTAAAGAAATGGAATGATATAATGCAATACAATTTAACTGTCAGAAAAAAGGACGGAGGCTTCCAAATTATAGTCAGTTATAAAGATGGCTATAAATGGAAACAGAAATCCAAACAGGGGTTTGCCACACAAAGAGATGCTAAACTTTATGGGCAAGAAATAGTCGATAACCTAAAAAAGACTATCACCAGTCCACTTGATGATAGTCTAAAAGATATAACGCTTATTGAGTTTTACAAAGTGTATACAGATGAAAACAAAGCAAATGTATACTCTACGTTCAAAGCATATGAAAATGCATTTCAGAAATTCAACAAACTATTTAATATGAAAGTCAAAGACATATCTGAAATACACATTAGAAAAGTAATCAATGATTTACAACAATCAATAGCCACTAAAAATATGTGCATAACGATTATAACAAAGGTATTCGCTTATGCAGTATCACCATATAGGATTATTAATAGTAGTCCTTGCAAAAATATTAAGCGACTACACAAGCCACAAAAGGCGAAAATCAACGCTATAAATGAAGATGATGTAACGCACCTATTAACATCGTTAAAAAGCCACAACTACAAATACTACATTGTGTGTTCAATTGCTGCTTATTCTGGTATGCGGTATGGTGAAATATTAGGCCTTACATGGGATGATATAGATTTAGATAACGCTATTATTGATGTGAATAAGCAGTTCGCTTATAGCGGTGAAAGTACATATATGATCCGTAATTTAAAGACGAAAAATAGTTACAGGAAAATACCAATACCACCCATACTGATTGATATACTACTTGAATATAAAAATACCACCAGCGGATTATATCTATTCAATAATCCAACTGGCGGTACAGGTGCGGTATCAGTGATGATTAAACGATATTTACCAAACACTTCTATCCACGATTTAAGACATACCTATGCTACAAGGCTATTAGCAAATGGTGTTGATATAAAAACAGTAGCATCATTGTTAGGTGATACTGTTGATACGGTAATCAATACATACATCCATTACACGGATGAAATGAGATTAAAGGCACATGATAGTGTGTCTAAAATTTTCGGCTAGAATTTTTGACGATTTTATTGACGATTACCAAATAAACCTTGTAATTACTGGTGTTTTCAACTGATAAAACATATCAATATATTATACTCCAATTTACTATGAATTATCAATTATTTCACAATTATTATTATACTTGCAATTAATCTTACTTGCGGTAAATATTACTTCTCATATTTTACCACATTTCACAATTAAATTTTGACGAATATTTGACGAATAAAAAAGAGGGTAGCAATTACGCTACCCTCTAATACGTTTAGTCTAATTCAATTAGTCGGTGTAGTTCGCCGTTTACAAACCACATTTCACACGTTACGTTATCGCCATCTTTTAGAGTGGCCATATATAACCCCTCTTTGTTTGGTTGAATATCTTCTGCGAATTGATGTGTTTTTCCTTCAAATGTAAATACTTGTGCCATTGTGTTATTCCTTTCAGTTATAAAGTAATACTTTCCAACTGTCAATTAACAGTTGATTGTTGCAAACCGTGCAACTCGGAGATATATGGATCACCTACCATCTTACAACTTTAACCATTGCCGATGCGCCTTTAAATTCTGTTCCTTTAAAGTGTGCAAGCCCTTGAATGCGTTTATCTTCGTACCCGATAGTTTCGTATATTTCGCCATTATTCATTACAGTTGCACCAGCTAATATACTATGCGGTTTGTCTAAATTGATTTTATACACGTCAACTTTTTGGGCTTCGTCATTTTCTACTACCGCGGTTCTATCGCTTTTTTCTATAGCTTCCTTTGGAATATTCGGCGATTTATCCTTAATAGCATTTTTCGTACCTACTGCTGCATCATGTAGCGTTGGCGCCTGTGTATAATATGTTGCTACCGGCTGCGCGGTTTCCTTATACGCAATTACTTCCGTTGCTTCCTTTGGCGTTATTTTTAACGTATCCGCCAGTTTCTGCGGGTTTTTAGCTACTGTTTGATTGAGGATAACAGGCTCTTGCAATTTCTTTGTATAAGCCATTTTGTAACAAAATAAGCCAACTACCACCACCAGCAGCACAAGTGCTGCCACGGTGATTACGGGCGCATATCGCCTTAATAATTGAATGATAGTATCCATAATTACCCCCTATTAAATAGGCCAATTCAGCACTAAATCGGCATCAAATTCCTTGCCCTCGATGTTTTCGCTGAACGTGTATTGCCACAAATTGGCCCCTTCATAGTCGCATTGGTTATTCAGCTGTGCGCACCAGATAGCGCAACCGCCTAATTGACTAATGTCTAATACATTCACTAACCAATCATAGCTAGCGTACAAACCAGTATTAACATATCCTGCTTGCCATAATTTATTGATGAATACGCTACAAATATTTGTTAATTCTTGGCCCGTTGGCATACCACGATTTGCCTTGTAATCGTCCGCATCTTCCATATCGAACCATACGCCCATAGGCAACTTGTCAACCGTTAAGCCGGCATCGTTCAATGTATCCAATACAAATTCTGCTTCGGCCGCTGCACGTTCTTCATCTATAGCGTAGGAATAATGGTATACGCCAATAGCTAAACCGGCATTAATTGCGCCGTTTACGTTGTTATAGAATTCACTATCTAAATTACCGCGACCATATCCGATGCGGATAATAGCAAAATCGAACCCGTTCGCCTTAACCGCGCCCCAATCAACTACACCGTTATTTTCGCTTACATCAATACCCCTCATGGTACCCCCTATAATTTAACTTTGTTTTCAATTTTAGTTTTAACCAAATCTAAGAATTTACCCAGCATCACATTTCCGCCGTCGCGTAGGTTTTCCATAATAGATAGGAATTCACACGAACCCAGATATAGCCATACCAACGATACCGCGAATTGCTTTTGACCGCTCATTTCATCGAATAAAACGGCGGCAAGTGTAGCGGCGACGTATGTCGCCACTTTAAACACAAAACCTTTTCGCATGTATCGGCTTGAAATCAAACCCTTATCAAACGCCAACGGTATTGCACGGTATTTTTCCCAAACTGCAATTTCATCGGCATTATATTGGTATTCATCAACCAACATTCTATAAGCAATTGCCGCCCATTTGGTGAATAAGTCAACGAATACCAATAAAATAAACACGCCCAATATTTGAACGTGTTTTATATGAATTAGCCACATACCCAATGCACCGGCGCCACTTAGTAAAACTTTTATTAAAAAACTATCTGTTAAAGAGTTCCAACACTCAACAAAAAACCTAGTGAAATGATCCATTACTTACCCCTCATTTAACCTTACCTAAGCCATATACGCTACGCGCTATATTAGCTTTTCTCATATTAATTTTATCTAGTTGTTCCCTCTTTTGTTCGCCGCTCATGCGTTCATTATTAATAATAGCCTTAGATGCTTTATTTAAGTTTTTAAGGCTATTACTTGCATTTTTGAGTTTTGCAAATTCTTTAGCATCGTATCCTTCCGGCCGTTGCCCTGTTAATTTGAACTCATTATGTAGTTTTTCTTGTTCCTTATAATCGTCATATACACGTTGAACGCTATTAGATGATTGATAAGGTGCCGCGGTAAACCCTCTTAACCCAGGCGCTTCGTACCATTTTTTAGATGCATTGTTTTCTTTTGCACCAGATACCGCATCAATTCCGCTTAATCCTAACCCAGCAAGGCCGCCGCCATACCCTCTTATTGTGTTGTCTACAATATATGGTGATACGTTTATCTTATCGCCTACAAATTTTGCGACTTCACTTGAATTTGCGCCATATTGCAAGCGTGCTGGTAGATTCTCTTGAGATTGAGGAATAATATTTCTTTGTCTAAACAATGAGTAATTTGTTATCGTTTCGACTGCGGGAATCATCGCCGTAGGCATGAAACTTGGTGCAAGGCTATCAAATACGCGACCACCAAATCCTTTAAAACCTACGCTCTTACGATTGTTTTTTGCATCGTCCATGTACTGTAGCATGCGTTCAAATGACGTACCGAATAAAACGCCAGCTTCAAACGGCTTAGGAATTCTATACATATTTTCTTTACCCGGAATTATCCAGAATGTATCTTTTTCCCATTGCGGTAATTCTTGGTATCGCTCATCATCTTTATTCATGTACCATAACATAACGCTTGGTAGCGTGATATAAAGCATAGTTTTAACAGTCATACCGCGCGGATCTTCTTTAAACGCACGCGCCATTTTGTCTGCGCCTTGAATGGTTGCATTAAAGAAAGCTATTACTTGGTTAGCTCTCTTTGTGTGCGTACCTCTACGGCTGAAATCTAATGTAATATCACGGCTTTCTAGTGCTGCTTCGCGTGCTGATAACGGATTTCTATCTTTACCGAATAAGCGATTACCAACGCCAGTATAACCCTTTCGTGCATTGTCATATTCTGCCAATCGTGTTGCCATTTCTGTTGCTTCACTCATAGCGCGCAATGCTTCAATAGGATTTTTAATCAGCTTCGTAAATTTGCTTTCACGCTTCATAATGTCGCGTAATTGGCCGCCTAAATAGTCGCGGTCTAAGGATACCATTGCCGCATGTGCTGCCCCAGATTTCTTATATTCCCAATATGTTTGTCCTTTCTTTAGGTATAAAGCTAAACCTTTGAAAGTATCAACAACAGGAATAAAACCATGTTTAGAGTAAATTGCAGCGCCTATCATATCACGCACGGGGTTCCGCAAGATAAATTCTGGCGATAATGTAGCGCCAGCACGTAACCAACTTGCTGGATAAGATAAAATCTTCATAATCATGTTTGATTGTTCTTTATCCAGCATGCGCATAGTTTCGATAAGTTCCGGTGTTGTTTCATACGTTACTTTTTCGCCGTTTTCCCAAACGTTAAACGTATTATCCGTTTTTGCCTTATCACCCTTTACACGTTCCACTATTTGCCCTACGCCTTTTTTATCGGCTAATTTCGCAAATGTACGGCCAACGTGATTGCGTTCTATTGCGTTATAGAATTGGAATGTATTTTTAACAATGCTTTCCAATGGATCTATAATATCGCGCGTACTCCCTTTTAACCGTTTTACCGGACTAGATACATCAATAAAACCATTGCCACCAGATAAGAATGATTGCATGCCTACATCTGACATATCGCGGAAAAACGGAATGTAATGCGGGTACATTTTGCGCATTGTATGGTACGCTTTAGCCGTCAACATACCCTCTTTAACAAGCGTCCCCAACAAATAATCTTGATATTTATAGATTTCTTGGGCGGCCTTTTGAAAGCGTTCATTTCCGGCGTGCTTACCTAATACAGCAGCATCTTCCGTGTATGAAAACGTTGCTTTTTGTTGGTTCTTATGTAGGTCTAAATCATGAAGCGCCACCAGATAAGCGGAAAAATCTTTGTGTTCATTCTTTCCGATATCTTTTAGAATATCTTTAAACGCTGGTATTTTATGTTCTGGCGCACCGTGTTCTATTAATGTTTCCGCCTTACCTGCCCAACCACGTGCAAGCCACGCTTGCATATATGGGTTATCATCAAACGAAATTTTTTCGCCTGTTTCACGTTCGACTTGTTCCACTAAATCTTTTAACGGATTAAGTTCATCAATCAATTTAGTGTATACATCGCTCATCGCTTTTTTGATAAAGTCGCGCGTTTCACCACGTTTAACCGCATCAATAGCTTGGCTCACTTTACCTTTACTCTCAAACGAAATACTACCCTTTACACGTTCTGCCCCGCCTTGGCGGTGCCATTCATGAACCAGTTGAGATAATTTATTAGTAATGCCGTTTAATTCAGGTTCTTTGGCAATTGCTTCCGTGAAATGTTTATAAAATTCCGGGAATTCGCGTTTAGCTTTGGCGCGATCGCTTACGTAATCGTGAAAGAATTCTGCGTATCCTTCGCCGCGTATACCTTCCATGCCTAACTTGTTGTACGATTTCCCGAAACGGTCTTGAACTACGCGATTAAATTCGTTGTTAAAACGCGGTTCATTACTAAATTTAAAATAGTTGTCTACATAATGCCCCAGTTCATGCATGATAACGCGGAAATCGCCATAATTACCGCTACGAATGACATCAGTATATGTATTGTACCAACCGCCAACGCCTTTTTTACCCAAACGGCCACTTTTAATGCGCTGGTTAAACAAGGTATTAACTGCATCTATGATTTCTTTACGTGTTACGTTTCGCCCTAATCGCTCTACTTCATCAACGCCAGTATGCGGCGTTTCCTTGCCACTTACGCTATATTGTAATGGTTCTGTAGGTTTAACGCCTTTACTTTCCAAATAGCGATTTGCCATTGCTTCGTTACCGTCAAAGGCTTTTACAATGGCTTCGTGTACTTGTTCATGCGTAGCGTGTTCAAGTAGTTGGCTAGGTTGCTGCGCGTATGCACTCACGCCGCCTTCTGCCGGTTCTACTTTTAACGTTTTTAGTTCTTGCGTATCTGCAATAAGTTCGGCAGCGCGATCAGTACGAACACGTTCCATGTATTCATGGTTCAATGCTTCAACTGGTACGTCTAACTTTTCTGATAATTTGACTTTTACCGCATCAAGTTCCGCTTTTGGAATATCCGGCTTTGTTGCACGGTTCAAGTCTTGCAAAATTTCCGTATTAGAATGTACTTTATTTTCTAATTCTGTAAATCGTGTTTCAGATGCATCATTTTTTACAACGTCTTTTAATTCATTTACGATTGTTTCGCGTGCTTTCAACGGCAAATCATCAATAGCATTTTTCAAACTTACGTTTGGCGCATCTTCTTCGTACCTAAATTTACTATTTACATCATTTTCAATCGCGTTTTCTTGAATTCTAGGTTTTTCACTCTCTACAAATTCAGCATTTATGCGGTTTTTTGGCTGAAATTCGTTTATTTCGCCTGTACGGGCTGTTTCGCCTTCGCCTTGATGGTTTATACCTAAATCTTCGTTTTTAACTAATTTATTTTCGGTATTTTCAACAAAACTATTCAAATCTGTATGTGATTGTTCCCCATTTATCGTTTTTTCATTTTCGATAAACTCATCTTTGAATGGTTCATCACGTGTAACACGATTTGGATCTAGGCTGCTATCTTTAAATGATGTATCACGTGGCCCATTTTCATATTTTCCGTAGTTCCCATTAAATGTTTCTTCTGCAATTTGAGCGCGAACATTATCACGAGCAACGGAAGGGTCAGGGCGTTCGTAGGTTTCACGAATAATTTTAGCCATTTCTGCTGGTGTTGCATCTGGTCTTGCGCGCATTGCTTCAAGTGCTGCGCTTTCCGTATTGTGCAATTCCCATACGCTGAAATCAACTTGCGTTCTCCAATCCCATGGGTCTAATCCTCTACTTTCGGCAAATTTTAACAACCCTTTTTCACCGTTCAATCTATCCCCAGTAAATTGAACCAAACCGCGGGAACCGTAGCCATCGCCACTTGTTATAGTGGTATTAAAACTACTTTCGGCGCCAATATTACCAGTCATGCCCGCCGCTTCAACGTCGCTCAAACCATTCTGACGATATCTGTTATATATGTCGGCTTGGATATTCCCTGTTTCTCCCTCATAGGCTTGGCCGTTCAATGCATTTTCTGCATATGCACGCGGTTCTACTGTATTTACGGTTTCTTCCGGTACTGGTATATCTTCAAAAGCATTGTACAACACACCTTCTTGCATGCTTGGTTCTTCCTTCTTAAAGCGTTCCCCGATATCTTCAAACGCATTAGATGCCTTTTCTTTGATATGTTCGCCAACACGCCCTACACGTTCGCCAATGGCGCCAGTTACCTTTTTAGGTGTTACGCCTTTAACCATGCCAACCGGTATAAATACATCGTCCCATAAATTCGTAGGGTTCATAGCTATATTTTTTGCGAACTCGCCCGGATTATCAACTAAACGCCCAACCGGTTCCGTAATCGGATCTACTAAAACATTTTTTGCCGTAGCAACATATTTATTCCCTAATACCCCGTCCGGTGCCGTTCCTTCGTTTTCTGCCGTTGCATTGGCATCGTACATTTCGGCTGCGTTACCAATAACAGTTGGGGCAGCCAATATACCTGCAACCAATTTTACTTTTGGCGGTACGTACGGCGTCATAGCTATATATCCAGCCGGCTTACCAATTGCGGTATCGTATGCCTCTACTCTTGCTTTGTTTAGGCCCGGCGTTTCATGTCCTTCTATAAAGTCGCCGTTATCATCAAATGCTGAAAAATTATCTCCATTAGCTTCAAGGGCATTAGCAGCACTTTGTGAATACTCCCTACTTAGATTATTTGCTTTATTTACTACATCATCTTTCCAATTTGATAATGTATTCATTACATTATCATTAATTTCTTTGCCTGTTTTATCAATCCATTCAATATTGTTTTTAACGCCATTAGCAACATATTCGGCATTATTTTTAACACTATCCCATAATGTAGGCTTGGGCGCGTTGCCTACATCATCACCGTATTCGGTTGTTATATCTTCAAAGGCGTTGCCGTTTCCAGCTGCCTTGCCGTATTGGCTTGTAATATCATCAAACGCACCCATAGTCTGCCCCTTTTATTAATAAGATTTTAACCACGATTTATAATTGCCGTATCCGGCCGCATCAAGTTCAGCCGCTATCTGATCATCGCTCCAGCCTTGCGCTGATAGTTCATTCATTCGCTTGGATACTGCTGCTTGTTCTTCGCTTGAATATGTCGGTTGCCGTTTAACTGTTGGCGCTCCAGCACCACCGCCACCAGTAGGCGCACCGCTTAATGCGCTTTGTAATTGCCCATAATAAGGACTTTCTGTTTCTGCCTTATCCGGGTTAGCTTTTACCCATGCAGTATGCTGCGCTGATAAAGTTCTTAATACTTGCGCATTATAACCGCTTGTACCTGTTTGTGTAGCCGTTGCCGGTTTAATATGTGTACCTACATATTTCATGCTGCCGTCTGTGCCAACAATATACGTTTTGCCGTCAGGTAAAACTTTAATGTTCTTAGCCCCGAAATTACCAATATTTTTCATTTGGCCGTCTGGCGTCATTACGATAACTTGGCCATTCGCAAATTGTTTTGTTTCAACCTTGCCATAACCGCCCATATCTTGAATAGTACCGTCGCCCATGTTGTAGCGTACAATATGGCCGTTTTGTGCGCTGCTAAATTTATAATCTGGTTTATCAAGCGCTGCAATGCTATTCAAGTTATTCATATCAATAGTGCCAGCGCCTACTTTACTTGCTAGATAATTATATCTTGCAACGGCTGGCGCTAACCCTTTAACCCGTTTTGTGTTATAGGTATCTACAACCGGGTTGCCGTCTTTATCTTGCGTAAATACAAGATTATTCATGATTTGTTGGCGCATAGGTTCAAGAACTTTTTCTTGATATTCGTTGACCTGTTGCGCATACATAGTGTTGACATCAGTTTGATATTGATCACTTGCAAGGCTTTGGGCGGTCTTGAAATCAAAACCCGCTTTGACTAGGGCCAACGTATTGGCCCCCAGTCTTTTGCGTGCTTCGCTTGTTACAGATGCTTTATCTGGTATAGAGTATTGGCCCGGCGCTTTATCCTCATTGGTATTACCATCGCTTACCAAATTGGGCGCTTGGTGAAAAAAATTAGTACCCCGTTGTTGTACCATGTCTTGGTACGTTTGAGGTACGCCAATACCAGTATTGTTTAGATTTTGGAAATTCCATAAGCCGGTACTTTGTTGTGGTTGCGTTGCCACCGCCGGCGCATCTGTATTCGCTTGTACAGGCGCTGCAGGTTGTGGTGTTTGTGCCACTTGTCCAAGTTGTGTAGGTTGTCCCCATAACCCGTTATGTTGCGCCACCATTTGAGCGCCTACGGAATTGTTCCGCATTGCATCATTTACATATTGCGCGGAGTTGAATTGTGTCGGTTGCATCTGCATTGCATTTCTATTTTGGTTATCAATCACTTGTAACTGGCCTTGCCCTTGTTGAGCATCACCATTTAACATGCTTTGATACCCTTTCGCCATTTTATTATTTTGTAACGCGCCTAGGCGATGTGATGCATATTGTCCGGCTAGTTCGCCAACGGCTGCCCATGGTTCAAAGTCTTGTAAATAAATAACTCCCATTGTGTTATTCCTCTACTTTCTCGCTTTCGTCTACAGTTTCATCAGATTTCTTGCTATTTTTCTTGCCTTGTTTATTTGGCTTTTTATCTGTACCTTCGTCCCCTTTTGGTTCCGCATTAATCAATTTCAATTCTTCTTCGTTGATACCTTCGGCCATAATACCGTTGGCGTAGAATAAGTTATCGCCAGTACATTGTAATTCGTATACATGTTCTGTTTTGCCTGTTGCTTCGCTGACTGTTACAGGTTCATAACCATTAACAGTCATTACCACCGTTTCGCCAACAATCAATTCACTAGCTAACTTCAACCCTTCCGGTGTTAAGAATTTTTCTGTAGGCGTAGTTGTAACCCCTAAAGATAAAGTTTCAAGGCGATGTGTTTCCTTTTCACCCATATCATGTAATTCAATTACATCATTAACCGCGCCTAACGTGATTACTGTATCACCACTAACAAATGTTTCAATTGCCTTGCCACCTTCTGGTGTTGCAATTTCTGTACCTGCTACAAAACAAAAACCTTTCATAAACCCTCCAAAGAAACCACCACTACCTTGGCGCACTGTTGTTTGTGCTGGGCTAGCTAACCCATATCGTAACGTCATGTAGCGGTTCAATAAATCTTCCTGATCTGCGTTATTAAGTTGTGCCATAGAATAGTAATCTTTCGCCGGTTGAATTGCCGCTTCTTGTGTAGTTGCTCCCGTGTTAATTGGGTTTTGTGCTAACCCTTCACGTTGGCCAACTAGCACGGCGGCCGTTCCTGCGTTGCTCATTTGATTAGTGTATCCTTGGTTCATCAAATTAGCTTGGTTTACTATCCCGTTTTGTTGGTTATTATATGTATTACCCCATAGCCCCATTTTAGCGCCGATGCCACTTAAATTATTATTAAGTGCTTGGGTGTTTAACCCCGCCGCTTGGTTTAGGTCTTGGGCATATTGTGCAGCTAATGTGTTAGATGCATTTTTGCTGATATTATTTAGCGCACTATCAGCCTGTGAAGAATTGATAATGCCACGGCTTGCAAGTCCAGATACTGCACTCCCTAATGTACTTTCTAAATCATTATTCAATGCTTTTTGGCGTGCCGCTTGATACGCACTAGGCAATTCACCAGATGTAATAGCGTTCATTGCATTTTGATTTTGCAACAACGCTCCGTTATACTCATTTGCTAATTGCCCCGCCGTATTGTTCATATCATTAACGCTTGCCGCTAATTGATTAGCATATTTTGTGTTGTCGGTTAGGTTCTGCGTACCAGCATTTGAGATTTGCTTTTGTAATGCACCTATAGCATTCTGATTGTTCTGATTTGCACTTATATATTGATTGTACATATCTTTATATGCTGGTGTGATTACATTATCAAGTGCTGCATCTCCCATACCTTGCAACCTGTTAGCACTTCGATTAGTTCCATTTATCCAATCAAGTTGCCCTTGTAGCAATTGCTTTTCTTCTGCGGGAGCGGCAGGAAGTTTCGCATCAATACTGCTTACCTTTGATTTTTTACCGCCACCGCCAAATAATTGCAAGTCAAATATAAACATGCTTTTCCTTTCTACAAAGTTGCTTCAAGATGTTTTCGCGTCGTTTTCAGCACTTTGTAATTAAAACCGTTATAGGAATAGTCCATAGTTGGAACGCGTTCCATGTTCCACTTCTTAATGAACCCTTTAACGTTGCGATGTGTGGCCGTAACGATAATATCTAAATCGTTTAACTTCATCACATCAACAATGTATTTTCCGATTACTTTCATATCCCCGTATGTTTGCCAGATTGTAAAATATCTTACGCCTTCATATTCATTGATAGTCCAGAATAAGAAACCCGCATTAGGAAAGTATTTAAAATAATAGTTGTATTTGTCTTTGTAGTTATTATTTTCATCGAAATAGTACCCGCTTAGGTCTACACGCTCGCCCGTTCTACGTTCATAATCCTTTATCATATTTTCAAGGCTATCCGTTTTCACTATGCCACCCGCTTCCACATGTATACAGATAAGTACGGCTGCATAATATTATGTGCTTGTCCGCCACCATCAGCATTGATATCGTGTGAATGTGCCCCGCTACTATTAATTACTACTTCATGAGAATGTGCTCCACCTGGTTGTATATCTACTTTTGCGCCAATTTCACTTCCAATACCGCCATTTATAATACCATTGGCATTATATAGTCTACGGTTTTTTTGTCCATCACGCCCGTAGGGCTTAATATCCGCGGAATGGGTATGTTCGCCCGCTTCACTTGCCGTTCCTGTATGCGTATGTGCGCCACCATCACCAGTAGCCCCACCATGTTTATGGCTAGGCATTTCTTGCACTGTTAATGTATGTGTTTCAGCACCGCCAGTAGTACCCGCGTTATACTTATCACCTTGAGATAATAAAACACGGCCTTGCTCAATATATTCCCATGTACCAAACCCAAACAGTTTGTTAGGGTTCGTTGAAACGGTACTGCAATAGATAGCCCCTATCGGATATGCCTTTGTTAATACCTCATTGATTTTAGGCTTTAACGCATCTATATCTTTTCGAACCGCATCAAACATATCATTAATGCTTTTAGCTAAATGCGCGCTAGTAATCTGTTCATTACCGATATTATCGCTTTTCACTTCGCCAATGCCGATTTTATTGCCAGTAATAGAACGGTCAGCCATTACATCACCGCTAAACCCTGGGCGGTAGTATTTGATACTTTTAATCGATGTACTATCTGTTACTACAATAGCGACTACAATGCGAAGCACTGACTTCCATTGTACGCCGTTATATAGGTACATCTTATCGGCTACCGTGTTATAGTGCATTTTATCCATTTCAGCCTTCGGCGCACTTGCTTGGCGCACTGGTTCAATAGTAGTACTGCCATAACTTAACGCGCCCGATGCGGAACGTTCGATATATAAATACGATGTAGATCGTGCTGGTAAATTCCATGCACTCGTTTTATTTGTAATCGTACTTACATAGTCTACACTTCCGTTATCATCGTACCCGCTGGCGAATGATAATAATACAGGTGTTTGACTGCCGTCAATCATTACACTTAGGTTATCGCCAATCAAAAACGCCCATTCACTATTACCAACCTTACCATTTAGCACCCTATTCCGTAGCACGCCACCGCCTGTATTACCGCCACCGCTAGCCTTTAATTCTACGGCTTTAGCGACTTCTAATATTTCAGCCCGGTTTTTCTTAATGCTATCCTGCACCGTATCCCCTTGGGGTGTAATATCCAAAGGGTGTTTTTCTTTATATGCCATTTTATACTTCCTCGTATGTATAATCTAACTGCCTTAGGGATATAGCCCCTTTTTGAACGTGTATTTTAAACTGCACATTACGATTAGCACCGCCACCAATCTTATACGCTTTGGTGTATTCGTTAGTGTTCATCTTGCTTGTAGCATTTATAGTTTTCATCGTTGCATAATATGTTTTAGTAGCCTTACTAGCAAAATTAATAGGCTTAGCCTTCTTATTGGAAATGCCAATTGTGCCGTATCCATTAATAATATTATGTGTTACGAAATTATAATTCATAATCAAGATGAATTGACGTGTAGCCAATCGGTTGCCACTAATAATAGAGGTTTCAATTTGTACGCCGTCATCTGTGTCTATGCTTTCATCAAGAATACCTATCTTATTGCCATAGGCTACATATACATCTTTATCAACGCTTACAACGGAATTGATGCTATACGTGAATTTCCTAGATGTGAATACACCGCGACCGTCATTGTATCGGGGCAAGTAATGATAGATGAATAAGCTATCCCCATTGTAGGGCTTTATCCACAATTGCTTACGGCTAGGTACATGCCACATTTCACAATCTTTAGTGATGTATTTAAGCAGGTAGGAATTGATATTAAGCCCAGTTTCAAACGGTTGTATTTCTGCATACGTATTAGTAGGCATGAATGACATAAACCCTTGCTCGCCTAGATAATATGATCTATCGTCGATATTACAAGTTGAACCGCTACAATACCCAGTAGATGATAGCGGGTAAACAGTTAAGTTGTTTTCGTCCGGTGTCCCCACTACTTGATACACGCGCCCGTATTCCTTATATACAATAATTGCACGCGTTAGGAAATCAACGGCGATAATGCTGCCCTGGTCTTTATACCCAACGTCTAACCACTGCGCACTAGATGCATCATTCCCATTGTGTATCCATGATTGATAATCACCTACCGTCGACCAATTCAACCGGTGCGAATAAATCGATGAAAGTAACACACGTCCGGAATGACTGGATACCATTTCACATGTAGGGCTTTCTACTGTAATAAGTTGCCCTGCTCCCGTAATCGCCTGTAGCTTTCCGCCACTAGCAATCAGAATATCACCACCGAATGCATGATACATAGGCTTTTGCACACCACTTAATACCCCTAATAATTTGCGAGTGCTGAAATCTGTTTCATATAAATTCTTATTCGATGAAAAATACCAACGCTTTCGATACACATCGTAATACAACGTTTCAATAGGCAAGCCGAAATCATATAGTACTCTAACCCCTGGTACTGTACGTAATGCATTATCCGTTCTATCGAATTCACATTGCCTAGCTTGCGTTAGGGCTTGCATATCAATATTTTCGGGCGGGTTCGACCAATCAAGGCCCAATCGGAAACCGTTTGTTGTTGCTACCTGTTTTACGCCCATTATGTGATACCCCTTGCCACTTTAATTTGTTCCGTGATGTAGTCAATAAAGGTCTTATCATAGGCAGCATAATCAGTCATAAGGGATTTTTTCTTCACCATAAAAGATATAAGCTGCACTAGATATTGATAAAAGAATTCGGAAAACGGAATAGGATCGTCCATATCATCAACGTGGTTTTTACGCACGCTATAAAACACACCTTTTACTGTTTCCCCGTCATACGTTTCAAATGTTCCGTTAATGATGCGGATAGGATAGCCACTCTTTGGAACGAACCCCATAAAGTCTAACGGTACGGCTTTTAAGTTCGGTATATCAGTATTCTTAACTACTTCGCGGTCTTTAATACTAACCAATATAGTAGCTAGCCAATCAATAGCTGCGTTAATGTACTGGATATATTCTAATTGTTCATCTAGTATTTCGTTACTTTCAACATTAACTAGAGTAATCAGTTCTTTTACAACCATAATCCCAATACCCTTCCGCTATAATGCAATCATTTTCACCTAGTCCGCTGTTAATCGCTTGTAGTGCGTTTACCATATTGGCAGTAATGCCGGTTATATCCATATTCATTACGCGGTACACGATATAGTCAACTAACAACGTTTCAAGTTCTGCCGGTAGTCCGCTTTCATTATCTAGCGTTTTATATCCAGCAGTCTTTATATAATCAACGGTGATTTTCTGTTCATGATCTGCATCAAATACCACCGTTTGTAAATTCAACACGTGATACCCTTGCACTTCCGCATCATCTGCTTTAACCTTCAACACTCCAATACATTGAAACGGTAGTACAATTCGCCCCGTTCCGTTATCTTCATGTGTGGCAGTTGCAAGGCTAGGGCAATATTGGCTAATTAAAGCGTTCAATAGGTGATTGCCTTCGTTGTAATACTCCAATAGTTGGTATGGTGTATACGTTTCTTGCGATGTATCGCCTATTTGCATGAACGCCCTATTTACTATTTGTTTTACGTTCATATTCACCCCATATAAGAATAAAGGCGGGTATCACCCCGCCTATACCTATAAATTAGCGTTCAACAACGCCGCCAGTCATTACTTGAATTACGCCGTAGTCTTTGCTATTGAATTTAGTTTTTTCAACTGCACCATAGAACGCAATGCCATTACCAGCAATGTTGCCGTAATCGTCTGTTTGTTCAATGTGTTTCGCTGGTCTAGCTACTGCGAAACATGCAGCTTGTTTACCCAACAACAAATTATGACATACATTTGCACTAGATGCGCCTGTAGTATCAGATAATACGCGTTCGTATTCGTAAAGAATTACACCGTCATATTCGCCTAATGCACCTGTGAAAATAGGGTTTTTAGAACCGCGAACATTTGCGTTTTGTTGTGCTGTTAACCATTTAGCATCGTCTTTTAAATCACGAGCCGCCCATGGGGATACAAGCATAATATACTTGTCCATGCCGTCAACCTTAATCGGCTGCACTTTAGGGCCGTGCATCATTGCTTTACGTTTCGCACGAGAAATAATAGTTGTTGTTAATTTATCATTTGCCGTAATGCTTGCTTGCGAATTAGCTGCGCTTGCATATAATACTTCGGTGCTAGTAGGACTTGCAGAAAGTTTAGAGATTAATTTATCATCTAACCAGTCCGATAGCCATTGTTTTAACGCGCTTTTGATTTCTTTCAACATATCATATTGTGTTTTTTGGTCGTCCGCTTCAAAACGGGAAACCGCATTACGCACTAATTGAGTATTTACTTCGAAATCATAAATGTTCAAGGTATCTTCTGCACCGGATAATTTTGCTCTATTACCTTCAACGCCGGAACCTGTTAAGTTCATCATCAAGCCGAATACTACGCTATCACCTTTTACATTTTCTAAATCTTTGTTCTTATGTACAACGTTGGAACCGTCCAATGCTGTAAATTTATCAAAATAGCTTTCTTTCAAGCCTTCGCGCCATACTTTTTTGGCCCATACTTTAGGAACTAAGGCCGCTGGAATATTAACTTGATTTCTTTGTTCTGCCATGTTTTACCTCTTATAATTCGTCAAAATATTTGCGTACATCGTCCGGCAATGCATCAAGGTTGCCCGTTTGATACGCTTTTAAAATATCTTCTTCCGTTACTTTATTAGGCGTAGGAACGCCACCATTTAACGCGCCAGCTTTTGGCAACGTAGCCGCAACTTGTAAAGGGTTATTCGGTACTTCGGTACTTGTTGCCCGTTCATTTTGCAATTCTGTTACAAATTTTCTAATGGTTTCAAAATCGGCTTCCGTACCTTCGCCAATATCAACACGATAAAAAGCATCGTTAATCGGTTGTGCATCGCGCATCGTCATTCCGTTTAACTTTTCTAAACCGCGTTGATACAATTCTCCAAAGTTCGGTAATGATTTAATTTCATTTACGAAATTAATGTTAGTTTGTCTTTGTTGATGTATCGCCATTTGTTGGTTAGTAATTGTATATTCCGCATTGGCTTCAAAACGAATGAAATCGTTATATTTCTGTACATCTTCAAACATAAGACTTTCTAAATCTTCCGCCGTAATATTAAAGCGTTTCAACGCTTCCCGGCGTACAAAGTCGCGAATATTTGATACTTCTTCGTCTGGCAATGTAATTGGCCGTTGTTGTGCTTCGTATTGTCTAGCACGTTCTTCCGCTGCTTTACGTCTTGCGCGTTCCTGTGCAAGCGCTGCCTTTAAGTTCTGATCGTTCGCATGCGTTTCTTCCGTACCTTCGTTAGTGTTCGGCGCTTCCGGTTCTACTTCCGCATCATTCGCATCACTTTCCGCCACATCATCTGTAGAGGGTTCATCTGGTGCAGTTTCCTGTGTATCCGTTTCTTCGGTTGTTTCTTCCAGTTCAACGCCCGCATTTTCTAAATCTTCCGGTGTGAAACCAGCTTCTTCGATGTTTACTAAATCTTTTTCCATATCAAATACCCCTTATTGCCTTTTAACGTCATTGCCGGACGAATATAAGAATATGGCAGTTTAACGCCGTTGCCGGGCGATAATGTATAAGCAAGCCTTTTAACGCCATTACTTAGGGCGAAGAAATATAAAAAACGCCCCATTACGGAGCGTTTATTATTGTGTTGATAGGTTTATATTACGTAGTGCCTAAATCGTTCGTAGGCGGTAAAATTGGCGGTGCATTTTGAATGTTCTGCTGCTTACCTTTCAAGGCTAACCGTTCCGCCATGATTTGCTGCGGTGAAATCTGTACGCCTAGCGTTTGCAAGTACATGCTCAATGCTTCCGCCGGCATATCATCTAGGCTACCGCTAACACGCAATTCTGGCATAGCTGGCTTTTCTGCTGCTTGCTGAATACGCTTCTTGACGGCTTCTTTTTCTGGGAAGTCCATAAAGTCGAGGATAATATCCATAGGAATATCAACGCCGGATTTCTTAGCTTCCAATAATTGATATAGGTTAGCCTTACGAGCCGTTGCGCTTGCTTGGCTAGTGCTGATTACTATATCAAAATCAAAACAACTCAAATCATACAATACTTGTTTGATTGGATTGCCTTCTTCATCTACTTTAGGTTGTCCAAACGGATCCGTGACGACTTGTTCTTGCATCGGCTGACCTAGTTCAGGTTGAATTTGTACAAATTCTTTTTTGCCGTCGTCGCCTAAAATCCGCATTGCCTTTTCTTGATTGTAGAATTGAGGAATTAAACCCGGAGCGTTCTTTTCACCCCATAACAATTTAACAATCTGTAATTCCGCTTCTTTTGATTGCGCGAATATATCCGCCGTTTGTACGGTTGTTACAGATTGCCGCAAGTCAATCGCCTTACCACTCATAGAACCAATGCTACCGGAAAGACTTTCCGGAGTGATACCGCTGATTGAATAAAAGTCATTGTCCGCTTGTTGCTCTAAAGTCAGACTAATAGCACTATCCATTGACGGCGTACCGTCTTGGAATGTAACGCCCGGTTTCAAGAATATATTTGCTCCCGGTGTTGTGCTTTTCTTTTCAATCGTTTTCTTATCGTGTTCATCTATTTGGCCTTGCCAGAATTTCACACCTAAAGACTGTTGATTAACAACGTGCATACGTTGACTTCTGTTCTTATTTTTTTCGCGTTGCGCATCTTTAAGATCACGTACTACGCCGGCCGGTTCTAGTTCATCATCTACCAGTTCACCGGTATAGTAACAATATTCACGTACTAATGGGAATTTACCATGCTTATAGGGACTTTCACCTTCTTCAAGTAGTACATCATCGGCAAATGTCGCATATCTGATTTTAGTATCTGGTATGCTAATAGGTTTCTTACCCATAGCCATTAACACAACGAATAGCGGGTTGCTTTCATCAATCACCCCCTCTTTAGTCATGAATACATTCCGTTTGCCGTATTCCTTATACCAATATTGGACTACACGAATTTTTTTATACTTTTCGTTATACCATAGCGACTCACCGTTAATAGTTTCAACCGTTCCGGCTTCTAGTTCTGTATCGTCATATTTATGACTCAACAAATCAATCTCATTAGCTTTATCCGGATATACCTGTTTTAGCTTTCTAGTGCTTTCCCAGCTATACCGGCCAACGAATTGAGCATCGCTTAGGTTTTCTTCCGTACTTTCTGGATCAACGAATACATCAAACGGAGAAACGCGGTCGATTTTAATGGCGCCGTCTAACTTAGTGTAGTCAAATTCATAGCTTACCCAATAATTGGCTAAACCGCATATGATTTTATCACGGAAGCATTTGCCTTTATTTCGTTGATAGTGTGCGCGGTCTAAACAGTATTTTGTAATACCTTTCGCAACGCGGCTGATTCTATCATCTTCTTCGCTACGTGGTAAAAAGTCCGGTTCTGTTTCGTTCTGTGATGCATAACCACACAACAGATTAACAGTTGCCCGTATTCTATTAATTGTGATTACAGGGCGGCCAGCTTCACGCAGCTTTTTTAAATCAGCATCGTCCCATTGTTTACCTTGCATGAATGCATAATCTTCGGCAGCACTTCGCCGCCAGTTTGACGTAGCACTCAATGCGCTTTTTACGTTCGCCTTTGCTTCATATATATCAAATGTTTGTTCTATATTCATTACTCCACCATTTCAGAACCATATATCATATCGTACATTTGCTCTAGTTGCCATTGTGGCATTGCTTTTGCAAATTCCGCCAGTTGTTCATCTGTATATTTGGCCGGAATAATAACGCCTTTTTCTTCGCGTTCGCCGTATTCCGACTTTAACACCTTATAGGCGTAATCTCGTAACGCCTTTTCACTCATACGCCCCATGCAGTAACTTCCCCTTCTGTTTCATCATCATATCTATAACCGTCATTAAATGGTTTCTCCGGTTTCTTAGGTGTGATAGGTCTACTCATGCAAAAATATCTAAACTCATCATATGCATGATCTTCTTGCGTTGTATCCACATCTTCCGGCTTGCTTTCGTCATACACTAATTCTGGTAACGTTCTTAAAATATGTTTGCATGTAGAAAAGAATTTAATCTTCTTCTCCCTTAGATATGTATGAACCATCATCTTACCCGGAATGCGTTCAGAATTAGACTTTATGAAGTTAATTCCATGCCGTGCAAATATTTCAGCAATAGACTCACCTTGAACGCTCCACTTCATGCGGTCGTCTTTCTGCCATATCGCTCTATCAGCTATATCATAAGCATATGTTTCACCCTCGCTTAATCTAGCCATTTCGGCAGCCACTTCATCAGGTGTCAGCTTTAACCCTACATCTGGCTCACCTGTGCAACCGTAATATTCACGGTAACAATGCGCAACACCTTCATAATCAATAGCGTACCAATGAATGCTAAAAGGTTTACTAAAACCCCAGTCCATAGAACGAACCCGTATCCAACCTTTAGGAATTTCAAAAGGTTCTTCTACATGTATATTTCTGTTAAATTCCGTAAATACTTGCCCTATGAACACGTCCCAATCGCCATACAAAAACGCTTTCTTTTCTTGTTCTGGTAATGCTTCTAAACGTTTGACATAACTCGGATCGTTCGCCATAAGAACATAGTTATCGTAAACTTGCGCCGGTATAAACACCTTTTCAAGTCCAGTAGTTTCATCAATAACAGGATTTTCTCCATAATTAGTGGCTTCTACATATTTACGTTTTACCCAGCCATGCCCACGACCTCCGGGGTTACAACTCCCACGGAAACGAACAGGAAAACCTTTTGCACTACGCAAGCAAGCCGTTAATAACTCCGCCGTTCGTTCTGTATGCTTTGTTAGTTCATCAATACCTAGATAATCAAATTCTTGGCCTTGATAGCTTTCAGCATCTTTATCGTTTTTCACGTATCTAAACAATACCTGACTACCATTTTTTAAGGTGGCTATGTGCTTTTGGTCTGAATACTTGTATAATTCAGCTGGCACACTTCTAATCCATTCCCTAATCACATTGGCTTCTAAATTTGGGTATGTTTCACGAAATATATAACAATGACTACCCGGATACGTTAAAGCGTAAATAAACACGTCCATAATCAATGATTTTGTTTTACCGCCACCACGAGCGCCGCCATATACCGCATAAGGTGCTTTTGTGTTGTGGAATATATTTTGTTTTTCATTAGGTTTATAATCAATTGTTATTTCCATATTTGATAAATTTATACAAAAATGAGATATATCGCCGTGGATATACCTCATTTAATGATAGATTTATGCAATTACCTATTATTCTTTATTCATATTACTAAATACAACTTTAATCGGTTCACCGTCCGCGCCGCTAATTTCTTGTTTGTCAGTAAACAACTTATAACGCTTGCCAAGCAATTCGGCAGCTTTTAGCCTATCATTCAACGCCGGATCTAAACCGAACTGGTCGGGAATATCACCGCGCATTGTGCTAGATAAGAACTGCATTACCTCGTTAGTATCGGCAATGCTGCTTTCTTGCATTTCTGCTAGTCGTTCATCAATATATTGTTTAACCTCAACTTTTTTCAACAGTCGATTACCAGCCGAATACGCCGTTCGTTCACTATAACCAGCCTTTATTGCTGATTGCGTGGCGTTCGTAGTCTTTAGCCATTCTTCAGCAAACTTTAACTCCTTAGGCTTTAATTTAATATCACTCACTACGTTCACCACATTTCAACACATTAACTAAATATATTAACAACTCATGTGGCTTTAATGTATCGTATTTAGCAACTTTCTTAAATAATTGTCCCTCTTTAAATGGTTTTCGTTTATACTTCTCCGGAAACGCTTCTGCATATTCCGATTCACTATACATGCGGCTCACGATAAATACTTTAAACGGCTTATCCCACTTGCTCCATGATTGGCGAGTATCAATAACATACCTTAAACCTTTCTTGATTTGTAACGCCGTAATTACTTTTTTTATTTTAGGCGTGTAGTTCATTGATATTCACCCCCCTATCGTAGTATGTTGTTATCTTTTGCTTTCATGCGCCTATGTGATCGCGCGCATATGCCGGCTACTTGCTTGGCTGCGTGTTGGCTAGTGCAATATGTTTGGCATAATCCATCATAGTATATTTCTTTGGCCATGCACTGGCCCTTCTTGTTGTTAAGACATTTTGACTTTGTACATATGATATTCACTAGCTTTTCACCACCTTTACAAACTTTTTTGAAAAATTTTTAATTTCCCTATTGACTACTTGCGAAAACGCAAGTATAATGAAGCCATAAGATACATCAGAAAACGCAACTAAGCGAAAAGGAGAAATCAAAATGCTAACACTTAAAGACTTAAACACAACTCAAACATGGAACTTCGAAAACAAAACAGATGCTTCCGATTTCATTAGTACAATGAGTTTCGGTTTTGAATGGCAACTAATTGACAATAACACAAACGAAATTATTGCTTGCCACATCTATGAATAACAAATAAAGGCGGTAGATAACCACTACCGCCAACTATTTAGACCAAAGGAGAATACAACAATGCAAATGACTATTCAAGAAATTAAAAACGCGATCAGATACAACGAACTAAACAACATCGAAACATTACAAGCCGCTTATACTGGCGTTAAATACAATAATGACGGCATAATTCAAACACTAGGATATGATGATTTAAGCAACATTGTTATGATGCTTCGTTACCTAGCTGAAAAATGCGAATTACTACGTCGCCGTACTAACTCAATATATGATGCGTTCGCTGCATTTAACCTACGCGAAACAATATTCGATACTATAGACGAATATCAAAAAGAAATGAATAACCAAATACGCCAAATATTAGCCGCTAGATAATAGCGGCTTTTTTAATTACTCAAAACCAAACACGCTGCACCGTTCCGCACTAAATACAAAACGCATGCAGCACGTTCGATTTTCAATAATTAAATATTGTTTTTATACACAAAATGGGGTATATCGTCGCGGATACACCCCATTTTATTTTTGTTTTATTCTATTTTATTGCATATTCTAAACAAATACCGATAGTTCTCATGCGCTCTTATGAAACTTTTGAAACGATACAAGTATTCAACCACGAAAAAACAAATGAAATTTAACAACAGCAAAATTATTTATAGTATGAAGGTTTTCACTATATCGGTATTTGTTTACAGTATGCAATTGCGGGGCGTTGTGTACCCCGCAACTACTAACCTGTTTGCCTAAGAAGAAAATGCAAATACTCAACTAGCACTTTACACCTTATATTATACTATATATGGCGTTTCCTCCTGTTTCCGATATAGTCCGATATAGTCCGTCTTATACCGATTTAGCAGTATACATGCACGCATAATATGTATGGTGCAAATAATAGCCAACTTGTACAAGGCCCGCCGTTTTCAGTTCTGCCGCTTGCGACTTTTCCAAATCTGTAAAGTATCGCGCATGCTTTGCGCTTTTTCCGTCGATGTATTCACGCAATAATAAAATATTCGCTTTCCCTGTGGTGCATGTGTTGATGATATCCGCTGCGGTTTCCCGCTCATCAATTAATGCACCTATTTCTTTATGTACTGCATCGCGTTTGCTTTCAAGGCGTATAATTTGTTGTTCCAGCCCGCCCGGTGTTCCGCCACCTGTTAGGCGTTCTTTGGAATAATCAACGGCGCCTATAGTTGTTATATCTGATTGTAAATGCTTTAGATCTTCTTTCAACGAATTAATCTTCATTGTGATTAATTTGATAGGTTCTAAATAGCTTTTTGCTAATTCCCTGTAATCTTTATCCGTCATATTTCCCCCGTATGGTTCATTATCTCATGTTCTTAACTGCTTCCCCTAACATGTTTAAATAGTCCTGTAAATTGGTTTTAATGGCATCATTTACTATTTGGATATTATCAGTTGTTACATAACTAGCGATTAGCATTTTATACATAGTATCTTTTGTAGGAATTAATACCGTGATTAAAGCACTGACCGCAAATGCAATAAACAACGCAATCATTTTGCCTTTATGTGGTTCAAGTTGTTCCCGTGCATAATCATCAATGATATACATAACACCAGTAACAAGCGTTATGAACGCCAACGTTATAAAAACAATGTTATTTACCACGTCCAAATTATGTAAAACCTCAATTAAATACAGATACATCGGGTTAATAATAGGCATACACATTTCCCCTTTCGCCTACAATGTTACTTTTTCAATTTCCGCTCTAATTTCAAGAATATTTAGATATTCTCCCATTACTGCCTTTTGTCTACGTAATAGTTCGATAGGGCAAGTTGGTTCAAAGTTTAAAGTCCCGGCATCATGTTTAACCAACATTTTATGAAGCTTATTGTATCGTTCTTTCAATTCACTATATTCGCTTTTAAATCGCGTTTGCCATTCCGGCTCACCAACTTTGCACAAAACATTTTGATCGTCATATGTCATTTCAAATATATCAGGCT